ATTGGATGGAGCCATTTCTACTCAGAACAAAGCACTAGTTAACAAATACATTAAGACAAATAACTACATTAAAGCAAATGTAACTGACGGTCGACCTAGACTATTGAAAATAGTTTCAGTTCTTACCCCAAATCCATTAACTGCACCGGATACGATTAAGGTGACTACAATGGCACCTACTGTAGAAGAAGTAATTGGATTAGATGTTACTGGAAATGAGATTCAAGTATACTTAGGAATCCCTAACTTTGTAAGTAGTCTAAAGGGTCAGATCCTTGCTGGATTCAAGTTAAGAAATGATCTTCTACCTGATGGAACGGCTGAGCGTTTAGAGGGTACTGGTGGAATACTTGACTATCTTTTTGCATACACTCAAATTCCTCAAGCGTTAGCAAACGGAGAATTAGTAGATTTTAGATATGTTGTTGATTCCTATTCTGGAACAATTTCAAGCTCTTCTAAATATCAATTGGCTAAGCTTGCTGCACTTAACGGACAAGCTATGGCGATCCTAAATGCACCATCGATGCAGCAGTTTGAGAGATCGGTTGATCCTAGCTTCATCAATACTACAACTAGACTAGTTTCGACTGAATATATTTCACAAGGAGGTAATGCAGCATTGAATCCTAGTTTCCTATATAAGTTTGCAGAAGAGGATGTGAAAGGAGTTCCTTTGTCTTCTTACGCATCTTATCACTTTCCTAACTTAATAGTAAGAAGTGGAAGCAAAAATGTTTCAGTTCCACAAGCTGGATATATTTCTAACTTATATGTTAGAAAATTCAAAAACGGTACTCCATTCTTAATTGTAGCTGGTGGAAAACGAGGAGCATTGAACGATCCAGAAATAGTAGGATTAGAATATGACCTTACTGATGAGGATAGAGATTTCTTAGAGCCAGTAGGATTTAACTTAACTGTTAAACGTAGAGGATTTGGAATTATTTTATTCTCTAATAACACTGCATACCAAAGAATTAATTCGGCTCTTAATAATGCTCACGTTAGAGATAACTTATCTACTATTGAGAGAGATATCGAAAAGATCTTATTTAACTTCTTATTTGATTTCAATGACGAGATCACAAGATTGAGAGTAAGAACGATTGTTGAAAATTATTTGAACGCAGTAGTTAATGCACAAGGACTTTCTACATATGAAGTAATCTTTGATACTTCAAATAATACAAACGAGGTAATTTCTGCAAATGCGGCAATTATTGATATCCGAGTAGATTTCCCAAGAGGAATCCAAAAGTTCATCAACCGAATCACTATTACAAGAGTCGGAGGAACATTAAGTTCGGATTCAACTGGATTTATTCCAAGCTTCTAATTAGATTTAGATATATTAGAAAGGAGGCTAATCGCCTCCTTTTTTATTTTAGATAAATAAGAATAAAGATTATTATGAAATTAAGCGAACACTTATCATTGGCTGAAGTAACTCGAAGTGAGACTGCAAAGAGGAGAGGAATTTCCAATATGCCTACTGAAGCACATATTACAAATTTTAAGTTACTTGCAGAAAAGGTTTTTGAGCCGATTAGAAAACATTTTGGAAAACCGATTCACATTTCTTCTGGTTATAGATCAGAGGCTTTAAATAAAGCAATTGGCGGATCATTGACTTCTCAACATTGTAGCGGAGAGGCAATTGATATTGACATGGATGGGGGTGCAAATGGCATCACAAATAAAATGGTTTTTGACTATATTAAGGATAATCTTCAATTTGACCAATTGATTTGGGAATTCGGGACAGATTCTGCTCCAGATTGGGTACACGTTTCTTATGAATCTACTGGAAAACAACGTAAGCAGATTCTAAAAGCTATTAAAAAAGGAGGAGCGACTAGCTACATACCTTACAAATAAAAAAGAGGAGCTAACTGCTCCTCTTTTTATCTATTCAAATTCTTCTAGAGAGATATCGTTAGGGTCATCTAAGATTGCGATAATCTCATTTGCCATTATGACATAGTGTTTTTCTCCTTTGTATGTTAGCTCTAATCCAGCATAACGATTAAAAAGGATTTGATCTCCAGGCTTAACCACCATCTCGTTGTGTTTAGTACCGTCTCCAGTATTAACAACAATTCCGATATTTGGTTTTTTGACTGCTTTTTCAGGAAGCATAATTCCTTGACTCGTGCGAGTCTCCTTTTGTTTAGGTTTAACTAATACTCTTTCGTATAGAGGTTTCATAATGATGATAGGTTATTTTTTAAGTTAGTGAATTCCCTAAAATTAAAGCGCGTGATAGAGTAGTCATTAAAGAAATCTACTAGAGATTCTCTGATCTCATCTGGAAAAACTTTAATAGAAAGACGAGTTAACCTAATGTTAAATAATAGGTGTTCTCTGATCTCATCTATTTTATCCTGATCCTTAATCTTATTGATTGTTTGTATCTCCTCGACCACTCCAGAAATGACTGACTCATTTAGCTCATCTAGTAGAGATATAAAGCTTTCTCCAAACTTATTATACACTGCAGCAATTACTTTTTTGGCTTTTGCTGGAGACACGCTAGTTATTTTTGGGATATTATCAGACTTGTCACCTAATAATATCTTACTTAGGACGTCCTCGACAAGATCTACTTTATACTCAACATAGTCTTTGCTTGCTAAATTTGAGATGGTCTTTTCTATGGTTGCTCCAGTAATGTGCACATCGCTTAAGGAAAAGAAGTTATCTATCTCCTCATTCGCTGCAGTAGGAACAAGCTGAGTGGGAACAAATAGCCTCTTGGTTTTGGCCATTTGTTTAGGTGTGATAAGTAGCACGTTTTTGTTCGGTGTACCCGTCAACTGTTTTAGATCCTGATCTACTGAGTATATCAGGATATCGTCGCTAATTATGTCACACAGATATGCAATGATGTCATCACCTTCAGTACCTTTAAATTTATATTGATTTATTCCAGCACGATCAACCAATTGAGGCATTAGTATGTGCTGAAAATAATCAAAGAAAAGATACTGATGATCGTCATATTTACGGTTTCCCTTATACTTAAATTCAGTAGGCGCAGAAGAAGTCTTGAAGTCAGAGTTTTTGAAAAACTCATTCGTATATTCTTTTCTCCAACTTGTTGAATCAAACACAATATGCACCCTTTCTGGGTGAGAGGAAATCGGTGTGATTAGGGAATTTAAGTAGGTAAAACAGAAATTTCTAAAGGTTACTCTTACGTGGTCCTTTAGCATGAATCCATCATCATTAAATAGATCATTAACATAGTATGCGTCACCAGTTCTCTTGTCTTTTGCTGACAATGACTTGGTGACGCTTATTGCGACATTAATAAAGGCGTTCCCGTCTATGATTAAGTCCATGTTAACTTTTTAATTTTTATCTTGTGATTCGTTTTTCTCGCTAGTCTTACGGATTGCTCGAATGGCTGCAGAAAGAGTCTCAGATTCTAATAAATTAAATCCTCCTTTTGCTTGTGAGTAATTAGCAGATGCGATTAGGACAAATAGCGCTTGACTGATATTCATTGTGCTGATAAAATCTTCATAAGCATTATCGTCAGCATAGGTAATTGTTCCAAATAGGATGTTTTGAGTAGCCTCAGTCGTTTGAGTTTTCTCTTTTTCAAGAGTTACTTGTGATTCTTTATTTTCTTCCATGGTAATAGGTTATTTTAAAGATTTGAGAATAGAGAATCATATTCATCGTCAGAGTCAGTCGAAGAAACGGATTCAGATTCGATTGCTGTTTCTAAATCAAGTGAAGCAGGTTTAGCTGGAGTACTTGAAAACTCTAGATCATCATTAACACTGGCTTTAGGGGCGTTTGATTTTCCAGGTTTCATTTTAGAACGAATTAATTCATTCATTTTAGTATCCTTACTTCTTTCAAGAATCATCTCCAATACTTCTCTTTGAGGAACTGCTGCAATAATAGCTTCCGCTACTTTAGTGAAAGTTTCTTCTGTCCAATCTTGGTGGAAGTACTCATCCATTTTTGGAGTATTTTTTGTCATGAACTCGGTTACAAGTTTAACTGATTTTTCATCATTTTTAACCTGTACTTGAGTATCACCAATTTTAAATACTAATGGAGTAACTTCATCCATGAATTTACATTTAGACCAATCTCTAAAATCTTTGGTTTTTTTACCGACTACACAAAGAAGATCTTTTCCTTCAAGTAGGTGATAAGGATTTACTTTTTTACTAGTTGAGAATCCATCAAGCTCTTCAGGATTTACTAATTGGTCAATAAGCATTCCAATTTGATTTCTAAACTTGAAGATTTTAATAGTTCCTTCAAGATCAGGTCTTTGTGGATCTTTCTTGATGTAAACAGCTGAGTGATTAGTACTCCATCGTGAGAAGTTTCTACCAATTTCTTCAGCGATTTCAGGTTCCTCTTTTTTCAAAGATCTTAGAACTGATTCCATTGTCCAAAGGATTGAAGGTTTTTCAACATTCGATGGACAGTCAATAATTAAGGATTCCTTAGTTAAAGGATTCCAAAATTTAGCAGTGTACTTTGTGTACTTGCTTTTTGTTTTGTCAAACACATACGGAATAAATCGGAAAACTGACTTATACGAACCATTGTGCGCATTTGGATCCGGATCATACACGTTCGGATCTACTTTTTTACCGGCACCAGTTTGAGGCTTCTTTGTGAATCCGTCTTCTGGTAAATCAAAAAAATCTGTCATAATTTTTGTTGTTATTTTTATATTCTTGTACTAGTTGTTTAATAAAAGTTTTAAGAAAACAAAAAAAATGCCTCAAAAAGAGGCATTTTCATAGTTTAGGGGTTTGATGTAATTCTTATTTTGCTGCGATCTCGTCAGTTAAAGTTTGACGAAGATTTTTTGCACCTTCTTGAATTTTAGTCATTTCAGCTTTAACTATTGGATGCTTGATTGCTTTTCTAATCTCTTGCATTTTCTTTTTAAGTCTGTTTCCAGCGCTTTTTACGCCTTTTCCATAATACTTATCAGCATCGTCTTCTGCTGAAGATACAAGAGAAACAATCGGTTCGAATATTGCAGCCTGTGCTGATGCAATTTCCGCTTTTAATTTTTCAAAATCGTTCATATTTAATACTTTTTATAGTATTATACTAGATATTGAGTATTGGTTTTTATATTGAATTAACTATATGATCTACTTTGCTTGAGAAAGTAGCGTCTGGATATAGTTCTAGCGCTCGAGTAACCCATACTTCCATGACGTGATTGTATTCTGACTCACTCATATACTTAGATTCAATAAAAGGCAGGAGATAATCGTCAAAAACTTGATCAATTGGACAGTTTTGCTCCTTTGAGCTATAGTACATTCCTTCAATCATTGATTCTATCTCGTCCATCAATAGAAAGTAACGATAACTCTTTTTAGCTCCTTCCCTTTTGTGTTTACTGCTAACCTGAGAATTAAAAGGCGAGCGGTTCATTCCTAACTGATCTAGGTGATTTGTTTCGTGTGCTAAAATATCAATTAGTCGATAGTGTAATTTACTATATAGGATCGGCTCTTCTCTAGGATTTAGGATAATATGAAATATTATTTTTGGAACAGCTGCGGTAGATCTACTCATTCTAGTATTAGCGTCTATACTGTATCCAAGTTTATCAAAGTTTATCTTTTCCCAAGGAAGACCCTCAAAGTGACTGTCTTCTTCTAAGTCAGGTGAAGAGTCTCTACGAACATTTAGGATCAAATCAAAGGTAAATGGTTCAATAAATTCCATTCCAGAAAAAACAGAATACTCTGTGCTCTCACCTGTAGGTGAAGTACGAATCTTTGTGATTAGAGTTTGAGCCAATCTTTTGATAAACTCTTCCTTGCTATCCACGTTTTCATTTATGAATTGATTGAAAGACTTAATCATTATCTTTTATGTTTTACAAAAGTCACCTCTATTTCATCAGTAGTAGGAGTACCGTTTGAAAAAACAACAGTAACATCTGGTAATTTCTTAGCAATTAGGTTGGCTGAAACTGCATTCTTTAACTTTTCAATAAATTGAAGATCATCGCCTGAAATATTTGTACGATCTCCCTTGATTATGTCTTCTAAGCTCTTTTGACGAATCTCTATCTCCGGCTTATTTAGGTCATTCTTATCTGAAGAAATAACGTTTTCTTTGATCCAGGCCTGCAACTTGTCCTTTTTAATTGAATAACAAGGATACTCTACCACAACGCTACCGTCTGGATATTTTCTACGAGTTGTACCAGCATCTTCTGGCCCAGTCATGAATATAAACTTATACTCTACTGGCTTTGCGCCTGGTGCACCGGGTGTTCCTGGAGCAGGCGGTGCCCCTGGCATCATTGGCGGGGCTGCCATATCTTGCTCAAATAAAAAATCAGAATATTTTTTGATGTGTTTATTTTTCATCTTTGTTAGAATCTTTCTTTTTTTCAATAATCACCCCTCCACGTTCCTTCCACATTCCTCGATTTATTTGAATATCTTTATTTTTACCATCTATTGTGATCGCGCCATCTTTTACTCTTTTGACTTGATATCGCGTTCCCATCCAGCGAATGGTGTCCCCTTTTTCAATAGATTCAAATTCATTGTCCTTGCTCTCGTTTATGAACTGGTTGAAATTAAGCATGAAACTAGATTTTTTATTATTTATCTAAACAAAAAAGCAGCAAAGGTTATTTGCTGCTCCGATATATTTTTTTATTAGTTGCCTATCCATCACAGCTTAAACAATCGGTCATTGCTCTAGCTGAAATATCTCCTCTTAATACTGACTCTGTTCTCATGTAATAGAGAGTCTTGATTCCAGACTGGTATGCTTCTAAGTGAACTTGGTTGATAAACTTAGGTTCAGCTTCAGTAGGGAAAGCAAGATTTAAAGAAACTGCCTGATCAATGTATTGTTGGCGCAAGCCGGCCTGTCTAACTAATTCTAATTGATTGATTTCTTTAAACGTAAGGTATACGTCTTTTAATGGAACATATACACTCTTTTCTACTTCTGGAAGCTTGGTCCATTTGCTTAGAGTGATTGGGTTACTTGTCTCCCCTAGTTTTACTCGATAATTATCTAGAAAATCTAATCCTTGAACTGATCCTCCATCAGATAATATTTGATCCCATACTTCTTTAGTATCGTGCCCTAATTTTTCAAGAACTCGTTCTAATGATGGGTTCTTACGAATAAATGTACCTTTAGCAGTTTGCTCAGTAAAAACGTTGGCTGCCCATGGTTCAATACCTGCAGAAACATTTCCAGAAAGCTTAGAATTAGACACAGTAGGGGCAATCGCTCTTAAATGAGTGTTTCTCATTCCAGTACCAACACCCCATAGAGGCTCGCCGTATTCTCTAGCCATGTCTCGACTTGCTCTTTCACTCTCAA